GCCTTGGTCCGGTCCTCCGCCGATAGGACGATCTTGGCGTCGTTAGCCATGCGTCACTCGCCCGCGAAGGCGTCCTCCATGGCAGAGAGTTCCGCAGCCAGCAGCCGCTTGCGCAGTGCCGCCGTCTTGTCCGTCGGCTTGGGCTCCTCCTCCTGCTCCGTCCACGGGTCCGGCGGCATGAAGTCTTTGGCTATGAAGGCACGCTTTTCCGCATGCTCGTACCGCCCGCCGTTCTGAGTCGCGGCCAGCAATTGGGCATGGCGAAACCGGTCCCACTCCGGGCCGATCTGCTCTGCATCCATCCATGCCGTCCACTGGGCGAGTTCCTTTCCATTCATCCGCTGTTGCAACTCGGCCACCGTGCATCGAAGGTGGGACGCAACTCGCATCTGCGCCCGCAGCGCGGGGTGATCGGTCAGGTTTTTTTTTCTGCCCCAACCGTCGCCGCAGCGAACAACTCATAGCCCTCAGGCAGATGCTTCGCGCACCAGATGCGCCACTCCTGCTCGCTGTAGACCGGCTGCCTGTCATCCGCCAGCACGCATCGAGCAAGCACCCACGGCAGAATCACGTTCATGCGCCGAGCGTCGGCCTGCGCTTCCGTCTCACCGTCCAGCAGAGCCTTGACTTCGTTGCGCTTCTCGTTGAACAGGAGCAACTCCACGAGATCCATCGGGCGGACGACGACATCCCCGCCGAGAGGCGCGCAAGGCACCTCCGTTTCGGGGACGACAACCGCCGGGATGGACTCGCGGGAGATCGCCATCAGTACACCGCCGGCAGCGCTGCGAAGGTCATGTCGATGGAGCCGCGCAGGGTGTCGTCCTGGATGGTCGGCACCTCTTGGTAGCTCCAGTACGCATTCGCCACCAAGACCGTGCCGTCCGGGTAGGTGAACCGCACAGCCGTTGCCGTGGCCGTCTCAGCCACGGAACGAACCGTCGCCACAAACCCGAGGTCGTTGTCGTAGAACAGCGGCAACGTGACCGTGATCGGCGAGCGCCGAGTCGGAATCTGCTTGTCGATCACGTCGGCGAGCGTCGTGATGTCGGCATAGCGTTGCTCGCCGCCGCCAACCTGGATATCCTTCGTGATCTGGCCGATGTTCGTCCAGGTGCTGATCTCGCGCACAGAGCCCGTGCCGCTTCCATTCGGGTAGCGCGAAGTGCTCGACGTGTCGATGGTGCCGAAGGTCACGTCGTTGGTGGCGACGGCGGTAGCCTTGACGATCCGCGAATTCAGTCGATCCCAGCCAGAAGTGACCTCCACGAACTCGCCGGCGGCCACGCCGTGCGAAGCCTCAAGCGTCGCAACAGCGTTGGCGTCGTTCGTGATCGCCGACATGGTTTTCGATGCGGCGTATGCGCTGGCGATTGCGACAGTGGTGCCGACTGCGAGGGTGATAGCCATGCGGCTCTCCTAAACGATGGTTTCCGGCGCAGCCGGGTGGACAAAGAAACGGGTGACGACGCGAATCCGAACGGCGCCCACGGCGGCTTCGCCTTCGCTCGTGGTGACGCGCTCGATGCTGGTCAGTTGGGTTCCGTGCAGCGCCGGGACGGCACACAACGCCGCCAGCCCCTGCGCAGCGAGTGCATGCATGGAGTCATCGACATCAGCTGTCGCGCGGACCAGCCCTTCGCACTGCACAGTGAGCAAGTGCTGGCTGGTGCCGTCGGCCATTTGGGCCTCGATGGACTCGTCTTCGGCGGTCAGGCGCCAAGCAGGCATCTCCGCCTCTGACACGGGCCACAGGCGCGATGTGTACACACGCGATCCGGTGAGCGGCAGGCCCGTCATGCGGGCGGCCAGCGCATCGACAACTTGAGCAGCAGCGAGCGCCATTACGCCCTCGCCAGCACCAGGCGGGTGAGCGCGCCGTCAGGCGGCTCGCGCAGCACCTGGCGCACGATGTAGGTGACCGCGTTGGCGACGAACGGCTGACCCGGGGCGGCAACTGATGCCTCGGACGTTCGCACCAACGCGGTCGGCTGTTGCGTGGCAATACCTTCGACCTCGATCGCCGTCTGCGTATCGACGATGGCGGTCACCGCGGCGCTGTTGAGCGTCGCGGCTCCGCCAAAGTCGGCGAAGAACGGGGTGAGGTCTTCGGTGAAGGCCATGTCAACCGACGTACTTCGGGTGGTACTTGATGGAGGCGGCAACCAGCACCGGGCCGGTCGTGATAGTCCCGACACACCGAACCCAGCCGCCGACAGCGCTAGCGTTCACCGTCCGCTTCTGGATGGTGTTCGCCGTCACGGCTGCATAGGCGCCCTCGTTCGGAGTGATAGCCGCAGCACCCGTGCCGCTTTCATCAGTGGCGTGCTCGATCGTCCAGACGATGCCGCCCGTGACCGCGCCAACCTGATTCGTGAAAACGATGTCGCCCTCAGCGGCGCGCACATCCACCCAACCGGACGTTGCGGCAGCGGTGTTCGCAGCGCTCACCGGATCCAGCAGCTTGACGGCGCTTCCGGCCTGGCCTTGATTCGCGAGCATGTCAGCCCTCCTTTTGGGTGGTCTTGGCCGCAGGCTTCGGAGGCTCGACCTTTGCCGGCTCTGCCTTGACCTCTGCCTTGGGCTCCGCCGGAACGAGCACGGCCTTGTTCGAAGTCGTCACCTCGGCGGCGGTGCGCAGATCGACATCGAGAACCGCGCCAACTTCTGTCGGCTTGCCTTTGTGCATGAAGGGCCGAAGCACCTTGATGCGCTTGGTAGAAACTTTGTCCATGGTGTGAGCCGTGCCCGCCACGAGCGGTGAGTTGCTTGCGGTGAGCACGGCTGGCTCCTTCGTTGGTGGTTGAATGAGCCGATCAGGTCATCGCGGCGCCGTAGCTGAACGCCCCGGCGTAACGCAGACCAACGTCCATGGACACCAGCGCGCGGATGCCGATGATTCCGGCCTGGAAGCCGGCGTACGGGTTCACCTCGACCTCGAGAACGCCCCACTCGCCGACGATCACTTGCGACCAGTCGCCGAACAGCATCGTCCCGGAGGCCATCTGGTTCGACGACATCGCCGGGAAGCCAGCCATCTGGCCGTCCCACAGGTTGCCCTGCCACAGCGGCGTATCCGTGTTGGCGAAGCGCGATCGGGTCATCGCGAGAGCCGCGACAGCCGGCGTGGTCACGTAGCCACCAGCGGCCGGCATCACGTTCGCAGCCGCAACATCGGTCTGGAATTCCAGGATGTCGGCGTAATCAAACGTCGTGCCGGAAACCGTGCCGATGGAGCCGGTGCTGATGATGCCGGTCGGCTCGCCGCCAGAACCAGAGCCGCGCAGGACGCCAACGTCCACCGCCAGCGCGCACACCGAGCCGAGGTCCGACGTGACGATGCTCTCGGCATCAGGCGAGCTCTGCAGCAGCAGTTGACGCGAGATTTCGGTGTAGGCGCCGACCGTCTTGGGCGACAGCGCCATCTGGCCGAAGGTCTGCGCGCTCTCGGTCGCGGTCGCCGATTCGCTCGACAGCCACACGGCGGTTGCGCCGGCCGTCTGCTTCGGAACCGTCACCGAGCCGGTCAGGCCAGACAGGCGACGAGCGCCCATGCGGAATGCGACCGAGCGGTTACGCAGGATCTCGATGAACGACATGTTGTTAGTCGCCACCAGATAGCCGCCACCCGAAGCCGACGCGACGGTCAGGTCACGCTGCTTGATCGGGACAGCACGCTGCTGCACTTCGAACGGCACGTAGAACTTGTGCGGGTCCGGCGAGCGGCCCAGCTTCTGCGCAATCGCGCGGCTGGCGTCGAGTTCGAAACCGGCGTTGTTCCAGTTCTTATCGACGACGGCGCGGACAGCGTTGAAGATGCTGTAGTTCTGCGTTTCCTTGTCGGTCAGACCGAGCTTGGCAATGCTCTGCGGGTTGTTCTTGCCGCGCTCCTCGATGACCTTCAGAAGGTCGTCGGTGATCTGCTCGATCGACATTCCGGTGCCGATCCAGTAGTCGCGCATGTTGTCGTCGATCCTGTTGGCCTTGCACAGGTTCTCGATGCCACGCTTGCGCGAACGCTCCATCTCGGGGGCGCCAATCGCTTGGCGCGGCTCTGCGGGCAGAGCACGGGTTTCGACATGGGTCTGCGGATCCGTGACGCCCACGGCGGCTTGCTGGTCAGCCATTGATGGCTCCTTGGTAGTGGCGGGACTCGCCGGGGGTGAAACAAGTTGGTCCTCCACGTCCAGTTCGAACGTCGGGAGGGATGCGATGGAACGGAAGAAGCCGGCATTGACATCGGCCGGCTCCGCAACAAGCGCGGTGTGGGTCGGCATCCAGCGGGTGGTCAGCAGCACACCATCGCTGCGGACCTTCCCCTTCAGGCGGGCATAGCCGACGCTGACCGAACGGATGATTCGATTGAGTACGTCGGTCCTGTACTCGGCCGCCTCTTGCCTAGATCCGAAGCGGGCCATGCCGCGCAACTGGCCGCCAGATACGTGGAGGTCATCGACGATGCCGACGTTGACCTGGCCGCCGCGATGCGTGGCGATGATCGGCAGCGGTGCGCGCTGGAGGTCGATTGCGTCAGGCGAATGCACCAGAACCTCTGGGCCGTCCGACATCTCGACGATCGCGTCACTCGACACGACGACCGGAATAGCGTCGTCGCTCGCTCGCGTTGCAACGTCGAACTCAAAGGTGCGAACCTGAGTCGTGGATTTCGTCATCCCACATCCCTCTTGAGTGAAACGACACGCGAGCGCGCCGGCTCGTCGTCATCTGCTTGAGGCTTTGCCGGCGGCTGGGCCGGCTGCTTCTTCGCCTCCATCTCGGCTGCAACGTCAGTGCTGACGGCGATGTCGGCCGCCTCCAACATGTCGAGTTCGCGCCTGCGGGTAGCAATCACGTCCTCGATGTCGCGGCCGTCTGCTGTCTGCGCGATCACGTCGGTCAGCGTGGTGAGACCAGCCTTGATGGCGCTCTCGTACGCTTGCACTTCCTTGGTCGGGTCGATCCACGACCAGCCGCGCGGCTTGAACAGCACCGACTCATAGCGCGACATGTCTGCGGCGTAATGCGCAGGAGAAACGCTGGTCAGCACACGCGCCAGCACGGCCTGTTGCAGCCACGCCCTGTGCAGCGGATGGCGGAAATTGCGGATCCACCATTGCTGCACGACCTTGTACAAATCGCGGTCGTCCAGCAGCGCAAGGCGCGAGCTGGAGTAGTTCGACTGGCTGTAGTCGCGGGACAGGCTCTCGTAGCTCGTCCCGCAGCCGGCCGCGACCTCACGCAGCATGTGCCGCATGAACGGATCCAACGCGGTGTTGGGCCGGTTCGGGTTGTGGAAGGTGAGCTTCTCGCCGGGGTTGAGTTGCTGGATGGTCAGCGGGTCAATGTTCATGACGCCGTTGCCGTCTTCCTCCGTCTCATCCGGCATGGCATCCGGGTTGTCCGTCTCGATGGTGGCGAAGTAGTACGAAGCGGCACGAGCGGCAGACACCTCGCTGCCCGTGTACTCGTTCATCTCGTCAATCTTGCGAAGAACGGTGTGCAACCACGGCTCGCCGCGCGTCTGCGGCCAGCGGTCAACGATTCGCAGATGGAAGATGTCCGAGGCGTCTACGCGCTCGAACCTGTCGGTCGTATCGACGCGCGCACGCAGATCACCAGGGTGGCGAGCGCGGATCCAGTACGCCAACGCGCGACCGAATTCGTCCACCTCGACGCCCATGCGAACTTCGCTGTTCGCGACGAACGTTCCCGGATCGACCAATTCATGCGCCAGCCGCTCCGGCTCGATCAACTCCAGGCCGAGCGGAATCCGGCTGGTGCCGAACCTGCGGTAATGCTTGCGGATGAAGACTTCGCCAGCCTCGAACACTTGGCCCATGGCCGCGCGCTCGAGGTCGTGGAAGTGCATCGCGCCGCCCGTGTGGCACGAATCGGCCATAGCCCACTCGCACCACATCGTCTCGATGTCGTCGTTGACGCGCTTGTTCAGGTCGTCCCGCGTGGTCTTGACCTGTGCCTGCATCCCGACACCGGAGCCGATCACGTTGTTCACGACGATCAGCCGAGCGCGCTTCGCGTAGGAGCTGTCGCGGATCATCTGCCGCGACGCAGCGCGAAGGCGGGTCAGGCTGGAGGCGAGTTCCGAGTCGGCGCTGCTGTTCCCACTGGAACCCAGTCCACCAGTTGTGCGCGACTGACGCGCAGCGGCGTATTGGCGAGAGAACGGAACCGCGCCTGCCGGCATCGACGGAGCGCCGGAGAACGCACCGAACGCCGCGCGGATCCGCTGCATGAGCGTCGGCTTACGCACGGTTCAGCCTCAGATTCATGCGACGGCTACTGGCTTCACCGCGTGCGACTGCGGCGCAGTCTTCCTCGCGTCGCACATCAGCCTTCAACTTCGACTCAAGCTGCAGGAGCTCGGCCATGCTGTAGTTCTGGAGTTGCCGCTCGCCGATGCGGTACGACAGCACGCCGCTCGTTGCCCTGCCGGCAAGCAGCGCCTGCACGTTGTCGAGCGCGACGCGCGCATCACTGCGCGTATCCAGCGCCGTCGCAGTGCGCGGGTCAGGATGAAACTTGATGACGCCGCTAGCGAGGTCGTACTTCTCGGATGCCTTCTGCACCCACGACGACCAGCTATAGTTGCCCGCCGTCCAAGTGGCCGTTGTCGCCGCCGCAACCTGGATGCGATACAGCGTCGGGTCGTCCGCGTCCTGCGTCCCGGTCAGCGTGATCGCGGCAGGCCCCGCCGAGCGCGGGACGAGCACGTACTTCAACACCCACCCGTCCGCCGGAAGGTAATCCGGCACCAGGGTGGTGAAGTTCAGCGTTCCGCCGAGGACGAGGCTTTCAAGGTCCATCGCGCCGCATCGTCGCGATGCAGCGCTGACAAATTAAGGGCGGAACCTGTCAGTCAATTAGATGCGCGAGCGGCCAATGCGAACGGTCGGCGTGCGCAGCGTGCCGCGCCCGATTCGGCGCCGCGAGTTCGTCGTGAACACGCTCGTCTCAGCCTCCGCCGACTCCACGCCAGCGGCCATGGCGAACGTGCTGATGCCGTTGATGCCGAAGGCGCAGGATTCGCCAACAAGGGCGGTGCTACCCACTCC